TTCCCCCGCGCTTTCTTCCTGTTCTTGCGCTTTCCTTACCAGTCCGCCGATATCAAGCACCGCGTTAAACACGTCGAGCATGTTGCTGACGTCAAGCAAATCATTTTTGATATGATCATCAGTCATATCGGGGTAGTTCCGCTTCAGCGACAATCCGGCCAGCTTACACACCATATCAACATTCGGGGCCCATGTCGAAACCTCGCCATGCTCATTCTCAAGGACTTCGATAGCTCCAAGAGAAAGTGGCGGAATAGTCAGCTCTTCACCGTTTCCAAACTCAAACCTTACACCTTTTACCATTTCCTTTTTTCCCTTTGTGTTTTTACCGGTTATTTATCGCTGAAAGAAATACGTCCCACTTTCTGGTTTGCGTCCGCGTAGCCAGTGAAATCAAATTCAGGGATAGCGAAGTCATCTAATTTTGTCGCCACACTGAACTTGCTTGACGTGCAGGAATTGAGAATGATCGTGCCGTTTTTCCCGTTATAGTTTATCGAGAATGAAACGCTAAACGTCGGGGCATATCCCATAAACGGATTTGAAATAATCAAATCAGCCGCCGTTGCTGCAACAGCGGTGTACGAGTAGTTGATAAACACAATCTGGCCGACATCGGCGGTGGCGAAAGTGTAAACTCCAAGAGTATGACTATACTGTCCTGTTGTCGGGCCAGAAGCGACCTGTGTCATCGGGACGCCGTTCATAATGACACCAAGATCATTGAGGTACGTGCCTGACAGTGGCGGGGTGACGGTGATCTGGAACGGTGTCGTAGGAATTGCTGTCCCGGTCACGTCATTGACAACGGCACAAAGTGCACTTGATTGCGTCTGCCCGAATACAAGAGAATTTATGGCGGCGGCGTTGAACTGTGCGTAAGTCGCTTTGCCTGCTATTTTCCCCTTGCCACGGCCTGCCGCTACAGGAAACTGGCGCTGTCCGTAAAGTTCTTTTAGATCCCACGAGAAATCGACTGATCCGGACTGCATAGTTCCGATCTGAACGGGAGTAGGTACGGTAATTGCGGTACCGTCGTAAGTAGTGAGCGGGATCGCGTAAATGTTGCCGGGGCCGAATACGAATTGAGGCATAATGTTTGTCCTGGTTAAGTTGTTGTTTGCATTTTTATTGTCAGTATCGCGACGGCTTGATCTCCGAGGCTCCCTTCATCCATGACGATCTCACCGTCAACCCAGCAATGCTCGACAAGTCCGCCCAATGTCTGCTTGTTGCCTGGTATCGCTGGTTTCAGAACTGCATCTATCTTATCGAGAATATTATTTATCCCTGTTGAGGGAGCTATTGATCTATCCGTTTCATGGACGTAAATCCATATTTTGCTATCGAGATTATAGATCGACGGCATTCCCTTTGTTTGCTTCCCGTGCTGAGATGTTACCGTCATAAAGAGCGCTGGCTGATCCGCGGGTGGAACATCGTCATAATGTTTCAGGCGTCTTGATACAGTGTTCAACCCTGCAAGGCCCTGAAGCTTTGCAAAGAGCGCACCGTATATCGTCTCGCGCGTCATCGTTTAATCTTGTTGAGTTCCTTCATGAGTGCCGCCTGTAATGATTCAGTGATCTCCGGTTTCATCTCTTTTAGCGCCGATCTCAAAAAGCTTCGTTCTGGCATGTTGACATTTCTTGTGTGCGCCCTAACAGTTACTTGTGTCGGTGATATCGGCTTACCAAAGGCTTTCGTCATTTCGCGTTGAAACGATTTAACCTGAACTGATCCGCTGAACCCGTACTCATGGATCGCGGCGTACTCGACATTTGTTCCGACCGTGGCGCCTGAATAACCCTGCTTGAAATCCCATTCAGGGTGGATTGATCGCCTTAACCTACCGCCACTTCCATTCCCGCCATGAACTCCTCGTCCGACATTTAGCACTGGGCCTGTCAATTTCCCCATTACGACACGCGTCATTTTCAAGGCCAACCGCATGATTTCCTTCTGCACGCCGCTCTCGATATTCGGTATGGAGTCCCTGAACTTCTTACGAAGGTCTTCGCCTCCTGTGATCTTTGCGGTGATCATATCGGCACAACCCGTCTGTACTGCTTGAGTATAGATTTGACATGGTCCGGCATGTCCTTGACATTATACGCTGTGGTTTCCCCTGCCATTGACTTGCTATTCAGTCCGATTCTGTCGCGCTCCTTGTACCTAATCGCTACCATCTCAATGCACGCCTGCTTGATCTCTGAAGGGATAACTGAATACCCTGCGGAATACTGCACGATGCAAGAGCGCTTTCCCCATCCGAAATTGTAGCCAAAAAGTATTAGCCTGTCGTCATAGAGCATATAACCGGAATCGTTGATTGTTGCCGCTTCCGGTATTGATCTGCCGTCAATTGACAGGCTGGCGACGGATACAACAGGGTAATATTTGAACGTGTGCTCTAAACCTCCGCCTCCATTGAAAATGTCCATCTGTGGTGTTACATCAAACGTCCGGTTTGACCAACTCTCGATAAAAGCGCTCTCTGACGATACAAGTGATGAGATGAGAATATCATCCGCATCGGTCGAAGTTCCGAGATAGTATTTAACTTCATCAACGGTGGCGAATTCAGGCATCGTTATGCTATTACTGGTTCAGTTGCTGGACTACTTCCGCTTTAGCCGCTTCCGGAGCCTCGGCGGTTTCCGGCGCGTTGGCTTGCGCTGGTTCCGCTGTTGGCCCCGGTGTGGCTGGCTCTTCGGGTTCGATAGGGATATTTTTACCAACAGTGATAAATCCGAAAGAGTACATCGTGTCCTCGAACTCTGCCGGAACCTCGATAATCCCTTTCTTGTTTGCCTCATAATTCTGACCGCCAAGGGATACGCTTGTGGATCCTCCTGGGCTTTTCATTCTTAGTGTGCTTACCATAACTATAAAAAGGTTTTGCCCTGCCTCACGACAGGGCGTTTGCCTGAAAGGTTATCCTTATCCTTATCCGTTTGAGATGTTGCTGATTATGCCCATGGAGAATGGTGCATAATGCTGCAACACGCCATCACAATACACGCCGTACTGATGCTTCCTGGTGATCAGTGGCCAGTCGATCTGATAGTAATCGGCTCGTAGCAATACCTGGCATGTGTTGCCTACGTTGCTCAATGGGTAAGGCAGGGTTTCGGTGAAGAATAGGATCGTTCCTGCTGGCATGTGCGGGTGTATTCTGATTTCGACCTCATCACCAGTTGTGGTGTTGAGTACCGATGTTACCCTCCATCCTGAAGAAAGATTACCATTGCCACCTGCTTCGATCTGGCGGAGCAAAGGAGCACCTGCGTTTGCGATGATCTTCTTGCTGATATTCCTGCTTTCCTGACTCGATACATAAATAACAGTTGGGCTGAGTCGGTAAACGTCATAGAAATATTGGAATGCAACATCAAACTCGATGATCCCGCCTGATCCGTTTGAAGTCAGCGTAGATCCTGTTCCTGCTGTACCTGTGGCGAGCGCGGCGATGTATGCGTTTGATCCTGATTTTGCCGCCTGATAAAGCAGTCCGTCGTAGTCCAGCGAGGATGTCGAGTTGTCGGATGCTGCCAGTGTGGAGGCAAGCTGAGCGCCGGCGTTTGAGTTGGCGATAAATTTCGCGCTGTTGATTGTAGTGATCTGGTTCAGTTTTTCGTTGCCAGCACCAATACCGATAAACCAGGCATATGCTACTGCTCCAGTAACAGCGGCTACCGTTGCAGTGATAGAAAGATTCGGGCTTGAAGTGGCTTGTGTAGCTGCAGCAGATTGTTGAGCAGATCCACCGCCGAAGGTATCAGTAGTGCCATCGATATTCGTCCTTGTGATCTGCCCTGGAACAATCGAAGATGCCGCATTGAAAACCTGACCAACAGAACCGTTATTGCTGCCGACAGCATCCAGGTAAGCCTGTAAGCCGAGAGCCACACAAATCACCCTGTATGTCGATGCGTCGGTAAGAGCGCCGCCGGTAACGGCTGCAAGCGATGGGGTTGGAGTTGTGCCAAGCGCTACAGAGTTGTTTCCGCCAAGAAGAACGCGCTCTTCCTGAATCATCAGGCCGTTTAAGGTTGACTGCACTGCAAGCGCCTTTACGTCCTCGAAAGACTTAGCCGCATTTTCAGCCTCGAAAGTGGTATAGTTCTCCAGGCCCATGGACTTGAACGATGCATTGTATTCTGATAGCGTGTGGTTGATCGCTCCGCCTCTTTTACCTTCTGCGACACCTGCTCTGACGTTGCCCGCATTGATGTTGGTAATCGCTTTCCAGTTCGCCTGTACACCAAACCCGCCATTGATACGAGGGATCCTATTGCGGAGTGGCGTTAGAATCGGTAACAATTTTTTCGATGGCGCTTCAAGATTGTACGCCTGTATGCCTTGTGTTGCAGTTCCTGTCTGCGTGAAATACTTTGCTAGTGCCTGATCTCCGGTTGCTTGTGCGACCTTGAGGAGTTCGAGTGTTTCTGTTGTTGCGCTCATTGGTTGTAATGGGTTTTGGTTAAGGTCAAATAATTATTAGCGCCGAGTTAGTCCGCCACTCATGTGGCTTAGCTTGATAAGCGTGGCCGCTTCGTTGATGTTTCCTTTTGAGTCCTTGACAAAGACTTTATCATCAAGCGAGCTGTCTGCTCCGCCATCTTCGGTTTTTGTAACCGTCACGCCCTTGTCGTTGAGCGACATCTTTGCCGGAGCTGGTTCTGCCTTGATGAGCTCGAGTTCAAGCGTTGTCTTGTGAAGGGATTTCTGGAGGTCTGCGTATTTGGTGTCAAGGTCTTGGAACTGCTTTTTCAGGTCGAGGTTTTCGCCCTGTATTTTCTGCAGTTCATCATCGCTTCCTTCAGCTTTCTCTGACGATGAGCACGACGCGCCCATACTTACGGCGTGGTCGTGTATCTGCTGCATTTTTTCTTTGTTTTTCGCGCTGATCTCTGCACCTGATTTGTTGAGGTCGTCGGTAGTAGCGGCGTATCCAAAGACGTTTAGTCCGTCGCTGTCGTCGTCTGGCTCCTGAATCTCTGAAGAAATGAACGCCTTGAGATTGTCTATGACAGTTTTTAGCGAAGAAATTTGCTCAGCGTTCTCTTCCGATTCAGTCAACTCTTTGCTGTATAGGTAATAGATTGAGCTGAGTGCTTCGATTGCACATCCTGCATCACGGATGCTTTCGCCTGCGTATTTCTTGAGGTCGTGATCTTCGTCGTCCTCAAACTTTGCTAAAGAAAAGACTGCTTCCTGGTTGGCTGGACGGTCGACAAGCGAAATTTCAACAAGCTTT